CGCCAGGGGTATGCGTGTCGCAGCATTCTCATCCGAGTCTCACGTGAGACGCCCAAAACGCAAAAGTTGACAATTATATGCCACAAAAACGTTCTTTGCCACTATTTCGCTTAAAACTCAGCTATTTGCCTTAAATTGCTTGCATGACCACTTGCGACACCAAGGAACTGGCGCAGGAACTGGGGATCACCCAAGCCCGCATCAGTCAAATGAAGACCCAGGGGCGCTTTGAAGGCTGCTTCACGGTCGTTCGCAACAAGATCCAGTGGGACAAGGAAGCCGCCGTGCAGGCGTACAAGGAGGGCAACCCGCTCGCCTCCGTCAGTCCCACCCGTCGCAAATCAGATGAACTTGAGATTCCGTCGTTCAATGAGAGCCGTGCGAAATCTGAGCACTTTCGTGCGGAGCTGGCTCGTCTGGATCTGGAGGTCAAGGAGGAGCAGTTGGTGGAAGTTGCCCGTGTGGAGCGTGAGGCTTTCTCTGCTGCTCGCGCTGTACGTGACGCTTTGGGGAATATTCCTGATCGCGTCAGCAATCAACTGGCTGCTGAATCAGACCCGGTCGTCATCCACCAAACCCTGACCGAAGAGATCAGGCGAGCACTGGAGACCTTGGTCGATGCGTGACGGAGCGCTGATCTACAGGCAGGCATTCCGCAACGGCCTGCGCCCTGACCCCGATCTGACGGTCAGTCAGTGGTCGGATTACTACAGGATGCTGTCGAACAAGGCAAGTGCTGAGCCTGGTCCCTGGCGCACGGATCGCACGCCGTATCTCAGAGAGATCATGGACTGCATGTCAGCCAACTCCCCTGTCCAGAAAGTGGTGTTCATGGCTGGTGCGCAGCTTGGCAAGACAGAAGCGATCAACAACGTGGTGGGGTACATGATCGCCCACGCGCCCGGACCGGCACTTTTTGTGCAGCCCACGATCGAGATGGCTAAAAGATTGAGCAAACAGCGTCTCGACTCGTTGATTCATGAGACACCGTGCCTGGCGGAGAAGATCGCTCCTGCTCGAAGCCGCGATTCGGGCAACACGATGTTCTCAAAAGAGTATCCGGGGGGTATCCTCCTCCTTACCGGCGCGAACTCAGCTACAGGCTTGCGTTCTGCTCCTTGTCGCTGGGTACTTCTTGATGAGGTTGATGCTTTCCCAAGTGATGTGGACGGCGAGGGAGACCCTTGTGCGCTTGCGGAACGTCGTGCGTCAACATTCAGCAGGCGGAAGATCATCCTGACTTCGACGCCAACGGTCAAGGATACGAGCCGCATTGAAACGGAGTATCTGGCATCGGATCAGCGGCGTTACTACGTGCCGTGTCCACACTGTGATCACATGCAGTGGCTGCAGTGGAAGAACCTGCAGTGGCGTGACGGTGACCCCAAGACTGCTGCGTATGTCTGCGAAAGTTGCGGGTCGCACATACCAGAGCACTTCAAGAGCGAAATGCTTCGCAAGGGCGAGTGGCGTGCGACTGCAACAAGTCAAGATCGACGAACAGTTGGCTTCCATTTGTCCTCTCTGTATTCACCGCTGGGGTGGAAGAGTTGGGAGGAGATCGTGTCGGAATTCCTTCGTGCGAAGAACGACGCACCGTTGCTCAAGACCTTTGTCAACACCGTCTTAGGTGAGACGTGGGAGGAGGAGACAGGGGCGAAGCTAGGAGCGGAGGGCTTGGCTGAACGCGCGGAGTTTTACCCCTCTGGGCAACTCCCGAAGGGGGCGGTCATACTCACGGCTGGGGTGGACGTGCAGGACAACCGCGTTGCCATTGGGCTGTATGCATGGGGTGCTGGTGAGGAGTGTTGGCTGATCAGCCATACCGAGATTTACGGCGATCCAGCAGGTGACAAGTTGTGGAATCAAGTTGATGACCTCGTGTTGAGAGATTACCCCTGTGCCGAAGGTGGTCGAGTGAAGGTATCGGCTATTGGTGTGGACTCTGGCGGTCACTTCACAAGCGAAGTGTATGCATATGCCAGAAGCCGGAAGGGTAAAGGGATTTTTGCGTTGAAGGGTCAATCTGTGAGGAACAAGCCCCCAATTGGCAAACCTTCAAAGGTGGATATTAACTACAAGGGTCAAGTGCTCAAAAACTCGGCAGAGGTCTTCCCTGTGGGTGTCGACACGATCAAGAGCACCCTGTTTGGCCGGATGAAGCACAACGAAGTGGGCGCTGGCTTCATTCATTTTCATGCGGAAGCAGGGCAGGAGTACTTCAAGCAGATCACGTCTGAACGGCAGGTGGTGCGTTACGTCAAGGGCTTTGCTGTTCGCGAATGGAAGAAGAAAGCAGGTGATCGCAACGAAGCGCTGGACTGCTTTGTGTACAGCTATGCCGCGTTGCATTTCTTGTACATGCGCTTCAACAGGAACACGATCTTTGAGCAGTTTGAGCGCAGTATTGGCAAGGGTGTGAAAAAAGCCAATACTGGTGACGCATCTGGTGAGCAGCCGATAGAATCGACGTATCGCCCACCGCAACGCCGGTTGCAGCGTGCCAAGTCGTCTTTCGTAACGAGCTGGTGAGCATCCTTGTCCCCAACCTGATTTACGCAGGTGACACCGTCATTTTTGACGTGCCTGCTTTCAAGGATGCAATCGGCACCAACATCGACAGCGGCACCTACACGCTGACGTGGTACGCCCGGACAAACACGGCAAGCGAAGGCACCACGGTTGTTGGCACGGCTGAGGGCACCGGTTGGCGTGTGACTGTCCCCGCGTCGACCACAACAGGCTTTGACGCTGGTCTCTGGACGTGGCAGGCAATCGCTACCTACAGCACCCTGCAGTACACCGCCGGTCGCGGCCAGTTCACTGTCAAGGCGTCAGCCAAATACGCTGGCAGCCCTGGAGCATTTGACGATCGATCTCGCGCTGAGATTGACCTGTCTTACGTTGAGGCAGCCATTCGCACGCTCGCACAGGGCGGCATGGTGCAGGAATATTCGATTGGCGGGCGTAGCCTGAGGCGGTACAAGATGGCCGAGCTGCTTCAATTGCAAGACGGTTTGAAAGCTGAGATTGCAATGGAGCGGAAAGCTGAGAAGATCCGTCAAGGTCTCGGCAACCCCGGCCTCGCCAAAGTGAGGTTCATCTAATGGCGATTTTCGGCATCGGGCGTACCAACGCGCTGCGTAGGCAACTGCAGGAGACGCAGGAGAAGAACCTGTACCTGAAGCGTGCGTATGCGGCTGCGCAGAACAACAGGCTGACATCTGACTGGGTAAGCCAGGCCACTTCTGCGGATAGTGAGATTCGCGGCAGCATCAGGATGTTGCGCAACCGCGCACGTCAACTTGTTCGCGACTCGGACTTTGCCAAGGCTGCATTGCGAGCCGTTCGCAATAACGTCGTGGGCACCGGCATCAGGATGCAAGCCCAGGTGCGAATGCAACGCGGTGGGCGCCTTGCTGATGAGATCAATCGCCGCATTGAAGAGGAGTGGGACCGCTGGACTTCGGCCAAGCGTTGTCATGCAGGCGGCAAGCTGAGTTGGTACGACATTCAGCGTCTCTGCATTACGTCGATGCTCGAGTCGGGTGAGGTGTTTATCCGCTTTGTCCGTCAACCGTTTGGCAACAGCAGAATCCCGCTGGGTCTGGAGATCATCGAGTCTGACCTGCTGGACGATGACTTCAGTGGCGTCGAGCGCAACGGCAATGAGGTGCGCATGGGCATTGAGATTGACAAGTGGGGACGCCCTGTCGCGTATCACTTCTTCGATTACCACCCCGGCGATTATCAGTTCTCATATGCGCAGAAGGCTGCCAAGCGCCGCATCAGGATTCCCGCTGAGGACATCCTGCACCTGTACAGCATCGAACGCCCTGGTCAGACCCGTGGTGTCAGCGCATTCGCGTCGGCGATCATGCGCCTGCGTAACCTGAGCGGGTACGAAGAAGCCGAAATCGTTGCAGCACGTGCAAGCTCATCGATGATGGCGTTCGTCAAGACCCCTGATCAGGAGCTTTTCGAGGATGGAACTTTCGATCAAGATTCAGTCCTCGATTTCTCTCCTGGAAGCATTCGACGATTGGCTCCTGGTGAAGAGATGCAATTCTTCACGCCCAATCGCCCCGACGATGCATTTACTCCTTTTGTGCAGCAGATGCTCCGTGCTGTGGCTGCTGGGGTTGGTTGTAGTTACACGCAAGTGTCAAGCGATTTCTCGCAGAGCAATTACAGCTCTTCAAGGCTGGAACTGCTCGAGACAAGGACGCACTACAAAACGCTGCAGCAGTACTTGATTGAGTCGCTGTGCGAGGAAGTTTACGAGAAGTGGCTTGAGATGGCCGTCATGGCCGGTGTCCTGGATTTGCCGAACTACGACAGCAATCCTGAGCGCTACGAAGAAGCCAAATGGATCGCACCCGCTGCGCAGTTTGTTGACCCGCAGAAAGAGGCTGCAGCGTACAAGGAGCTGATCCGCTCAGGAATCATGACCCTGTCGCAAGTGATTGCCTTGCACGGTGGTGATTTTGAGGATCAAATGCGTCAGCGGCAGCATGAACTGGCCGTTGCTGATGAGCTTGGCATCGTGCTTGATACTGATCCTTCACAAGTGTCAAACAACGGTGTGTCGCAGCCTGTTCCTGTCCCTCCGACTGAACATCCGTTACAACATGAAGAGGAACCTGAACTTGAGGACATCGACTGATGGCAAAGGTTGGGGACAAGACAATTGATCTGATGCCGACTGAGGGCATGAAATCTGAGGCTCGTCGTTACCGCGAGTGGAAAAAAGACGGACGCCCCGGCGGCACCAATGTTGCTGCTACACGTGCCAGTCAAATCTTGTCTGGCAATGAGCTGAGTCCTGACACTGTCGTGACGATGGCGGCATGGTTCGCCCGCCACGAGGTGGACAAGAAGGGCAAAGGGTTCAGACCTGATGGTGAGGACTATCCTTCGCCAGGTCGCGTAGCATGGGCAGCATGGGGTGGCGATTCAGGTCAATCGTGGAGCACCATGAAATCCAAAGCCATCAAAAAAGCACGGGAGCGTTCCATGGAACCCATCGTTGACGGTCGTCCTTATCCCAATGAGCATGCTGCTCGCCTGACTGATCCTGATCAGTACGATTCGATCCGCCGTGTCAATGATGACTTTGGCGCTGGCATCGATGCGATCTATGGCATCAAGGATGGCACTTCTGAGTTGCAGGCCATTCGGTTTGATGCAGATCGTTTTACCGCTGCCGAGGCTCGTGAATGGCTGAGCGATCACGATTTTGACCCGATGATGTTTGAAGAAGCAACCGGCGAGCGTACTGAAGATCGTGCTGCTCCTGATGCGCTGAAGGTGGGCGATTTTGTCGAATGGGATTCCTCGGGCGGCACTGCTCGCGGAAAGATTGAGCATGTAATGCGGGAAGGTGTACTTGGAGTTCCCGATTCTTCGTTTAGCATTAATGCATCTGAAGAAGATCCTGCTGCCTTGATTAGAGTTTATCGCCGCAATGATGGTGACTACGAAGAGACTGAAACTCTCGTGGGTCACAAGTTCTCTGAACTGCGGAAGATTGCTGCGCTGCGATTCTTTGAAGGTGAAACACTGAAGCGTTCGCTGAGCACTGAGTTCCGCTCAGAAGAAGAAGGCCGCATGCTTGAGTTCCCGTTCGCCAGTGAAGCGCCGGTTGAGCGGTACTACGGCACTGAGATCTTGAAGATGGATGAGAAATCCATGGATCTCACCCGCCTGAACGATGGCGCACCGTTGCTGTATCAGCATGATGCTGACCGCATTGTTGGCGTTGTCCAGCGGGCATACATCAAAAACAAGCGTGCATACGCCCGTGTCAAGCTGGCCAACAACGAGCTTGGCCGCGAAATGCAGGAGCTGATCAAGGATGGAATCATCCGCAACGTCAGCTTCGGCTACAAGATCAATTCGATGGAAGCCGATGAGTCCACTTCACCAGTGACTTATCGGGCAACTAATTTCCAGCCATTCGAAATCAGTCTTGTCACGGTGCCTGCTGACGCTTCAGTGGGCATCGGCCGCGCCTTCTATCATAATGAAGGCGTCGAAACGGCCTCAGCCGTTCAACAAACCACAAACGGAGTTACAACCGTGGATCAAACCCTCAATATTGAGGCTATCCGCGCTGAGGCCGCTCAGGCCAAGGCAAAGGAAATGGCCGACATGATCGCTCTTGGTCAGCGCACCAAGAACGTTGACATGGCTCAGGAGTTCATCGCGAATTCCCGCAGCCTGGACGAGCTTCGCTCTGCCCTTCTGGAGAAGATGGGTGTTGAAGAGAAGCCCCTGAACCCGAAGGATGCCGAGATCGGCATGTCGGAGAAGGAGCGCCGTGATTTCTCCTTCATCCGCGCCATCAACGCTCTGGCTCACCCGAACAGCCAGGAAGCTCAGCGTGCTGCTGGTTTCGAACTTGAAGTCAGCCGTGCTGCTCAGCAAAAGAGCGGTAAGGAAGCTCGTGGCATCCTGATCCCTGCCGATGTGCTGGGTTATGGCCGCCGTGACCTGACCGTGGGTTCGGCTTCTGCTGGTGGTGATCTGGTTGCCACCGATCTGATGAGCGACAGCTTCATCGATCTGCTGCGTAAGGCTCTGGTGCTGCAAACCGCTGGTGCCACTGTCATGACCGGCCTGCAAGGCATGGTTGCTCTGCCCCGTCAAAGCGGTGGCGCGACTGTGTACCACGTGGCTGAATCCGGTTCGATCACCGAATCGCAGCTCACCGTGGATCAGGTGACGATGCAGCCCCGCACCATCGGTGCCCTGACCGATTACAGCCGCCGCCTGCTGCTGCAGTCGAGCATCGACATCGAGAACCTGGTCCGTCGTGACCTGGCTCAGCAGATCGCTATCGAGGTCGAGAACCAAGCCATCAACGGCACCGGTGCTTCTTCGTACCCGCTGGGCTTCCTGAACGTGACCGGCATCAACACCGAGTCCGGTTACACCACGTTCGCTGACTACGTGAACGCGGAAGCTGCTCTGAGCACCGACAACGCCCTGCTGGGCAGCCTCGGCTACATGATGAATTCCGCCCTGCGTGGAACTCTGAAGACCACCGAGAAGTCGGCCACCGGCACCAACGCCAACTTCATCTACGAAGCCGACAACACCATCAATGGTTACCCGGCTTACGTGTCCAACTCCATGCCGAACAACACTGCGGTGTTCGCTAACTTCAGCGACATCCTGATCGGCTTCTGGAGCGGTCTGGACATCATGGTTGATCCTTACACCGGTTCCGCTTCCGGCACCGTGCGTGTGGTGGCCATGCAGGACTACGACGTGGCCATCCGTCATCCTGAGTCCATCTGCAAGCTGTCCTGATGATTAGGGGGCAAGTGATGCGAATCCGACTGCTGCGTAACACCATTGTTGACCTCAAGCAGGTGAGCGTTGGTGACATCGTTGAAACAGACGAGAAATCAGCTTTTTTGCTGATCGGCATCGGTAAAGCAGAGCTTGCTCCCATCCTTCAGGAAGTTGTTGTTACGGCTGATGAGCAGCCGGATCCTGTTCAAAGCAAACCCGCTCCCAAACGGAGAAAGACCAATGATCCACAACCTCGGGTCGAAGACCACTCTGATTCGCCTGCATGACAACGCTGTGGTTACGGCCACTGGTGCTGGCACTCCGGCTTATGTGGACCTGCAAGGCGACAACGATTTTGAAGGCGACATTGCTTTCATCATCTCTTCTGCCGCTGCTGGTTCCGGCGTCACTCTGACCGCCAAGCTTCAGCACAGCGATACCACCACTTCCGGTGACTTCGTTGACATCAGTGGCGGTGGCTTCACTGCTGCTGCTGCCAACACCGCCTTCCGCGAGAAGATCTACCTGAACAGCAACGACCTCAAGCGTTATGTTCGCGTTCTTTTCACTGTGACTGGTGGCACCGGTAGCGGCGCTGTTGCAGTGCTGGGTCTGGCCTCCAAGAAGTACGGCAACTGATCCTGATGGCGATCCAGGACACGCTGGCATTTTTGAGTGTCGATGAGTTTGGGGTTTCCTGCACTCTTGGCGCTTCTACCTTTGTTGGCATCCTGGATTCGCCTGTGGAGGTGCTGGCGGGCGGCATGGCTCTCAGTCGGGAATATTCGCTGCTGGCGAAGACTTCTGATGTGAGCACTGCCGTCCGTGGCACTGCCATTACTGTTGATTCGGTCTCTTATACCGTCAGGGAGAACCGAGCGATTGATGACGGGCTTTTTTCGGAACTACTGTTGAGCAAAGTTTGACTTTGAGGTCATGAGCAGCGTCTTCAAGGTCAATAGCAGAAGTAACTGGGCAGCACTCAACCCTGTCTTGATGGACGGTGAGGCTGCTGTTGAGTCGCAGACAAATAATTTAAAGATCGGCAACGGCAAGTCGACCTGGAATCAACTGCCGTATTTTTCTGGTCCCGGATACTGGGCATCGTTTTGGGATTCAACATCGCAGACTGCGACTGCAAATACTCCCACGGCAATTTATTTGCGTTCAGAAGACCCCGCCAGTCGAGGTATTCACATTGTCTCGCAGAATCGAATTATCTTTGATCATGCTGGCGTTTATAGCATCACCTTCTCGATTCAATTCAGCAACACCGACACAAGCATTCACGACATCAATGTTTGGCTGAGAAAGAATGACAGCGGCGCGTCTGGCGATGTGGCCGCCACTGATAGCAGGTTCAGCATCATTGCAAGTCATGGTGGCATTGCTGGCAACGTGATTGGCACTGTCAATTTTGTTTTGCCGTTGGTCGCAAATGACTACCTAGAACTCATGTGGGCAACAAGCAACGCACAGGCTTACATTCATGCTGAAGCCGCAGAAACCAGCCCGTTTGCCCATCCGAGCATTCCTGGCATTGTCTGCACTGTCGTCCAAGTCGCTTCCGCTTGATCATGGCTGACACTCGCCGAGAATTGATCCTGGCTCGCATCAAGAGCAACCTTGATACGATCACAGGCGCAACGGTCTACAGGAGCCGTGTAGAGCCCCTGGCGCGGGGTGAGGTGCCTGCTGTCATCGTCGAGCCTGTCAACGATCAGCCGATCGACACCAACTTCTACGACAAGTTGGATTGGACGATGCGGGTGCGGATCACGACGATTGTGCGTGCTGCAGTCCCTGACGACGATTCAGACACGTACACACAGCAGGTGCATGCCAAGTTGATGGCAGATCAAACCGTGAACAGTTATGCGCTTGACTTGACGCCTGATCGAACCGACTTCAGCCTGTATGAAGCTGATGTGCCTCTGGGTATCATTAGCCAAGACTTCCTGGTGCGATATCGCACAAGCAGGACTTCTCTAACTACCGCGTGACACCATGGCTAAGATTGAAAAGGAAGTTCCCAATCCCGGAGTGGGCGGCAGCTATTTGTTTGACCCGAAATCTGGGAAACTTACACTGATCACAGAACCCGCTGCTCCCACCAACGATGGCACTGACACGGAAGAAGTTTCTGATCGCGAAGATTGAATCCACCTACGGGACTGACCCCAGCCCTGTTGGCGGTTCTGACGCGGTGCAGGTCACCAATCTGGAACTGACTCCGATTGAGTCGGACAACGTCCAGGCTGCAGCGTTCCAAGGATTTATTGGCAACAGCACTCGCGGCACCCTGGTCGCCAACAAGCGTGTGAGCGTCACCTTTGACGTGGAGCTGGCTGGTTCTGGCACTGCTGGTACGGCTCCTGCCTTTGGTCCTCTGCTCAAGTCTTGCGGTCTGAGTGAGACCGTTGTTTCTTCCACCTCAGTCACCTACGCCCCTGTCAGCAGCAGCTTCAGTTCGGCAACGATCTACTGCTTCTACGACGGCACCCAGCACAAGATCACTGGTGCTCGCGGCACGGTCAGCTTCAACATGACCGCTGGGCAGTTCGCTGTGGCCAGCTTCAATTTCATCGGCATCTACAACGCTCCTGACGGCACTGCCTTGTCGGGTTCGTTCACTGTTGCCAACCAGGCTGCTGCTCTGGAGGTCAACGACACCAACGTGACGACTGCCACCTTCCACGGTGTGACCAACTCACGCATCGAGTCGTTTGATCTTGCCCTGAACAACGAGCTGCTGTACAAGGAGACAGCTTCCAACAAGGAAGTGCTGATCACCAACCGCGCCCCTGGTGGTACGGCCGTGATCGAGGCTCCTGCGATCGGTACGACCGACTTTTTCGCCAAGGCCGTTGCGGTTGCCACTGGCAGCACCAGCCTTGTTCTGGGCGCTACTGGCGGCAACATTGTGACTCTCAACGCAGCCCAGACCGATATCACCGGTTGCAGCTACGCTGATACTAACGGCGTCATTGCGCTGTCCATGCCGTACCTGGCTCTGCCTACCACGGCTGGCAACAACGAGATGTCGCTGGTCTTCACCTGATCCCTGTCATGGCATTCGTCCTCAAGAAGGCTGCGTCGTACAAGTGGCCTGTCACGGTGGAAACACCTGTTGACGGCGGCAAGTTTGACAAACAAACGTTCGATGCAGTCTTCAAGAAGATGAGTCGTTCTGCCTTCAACGATCTTGTCGATAAGGGCGATGATGCCTTGATCGATGGGATCCTTGAAGGTTGGGACGGAATCAAGGATGAGGATGGCAAGGAAATCCCGTTTACGCAGAAGACCAAGAAAGAGCTGTGTGATGATCCGTATGTCATCAAGGCTCTGATCCAGGCTTATGCCGATAGCGTGACTGGAGCGCCGGCAAAAAACTAAAAAGCGCCGCTGAGTACTGGGCGAAAGGTGGCGTTGTCGATGAACGTGAAGCTGATCTGCTGGCGCTAGGGGCAACGCCAGAGCAGATTGCTGCAGCGCGGCTTGAAACCGTTGAGCAGCACTGTGAGGTGTGGGAAGAGAACTGGGAGATTGTGTTGATGTTTACGAGGATGTCAACGCAGTGGCACACGAGTATGGCGGGATTGACAGGGCTGAACTACCCGAGTTTGGAATGGCTCTGTAAGCTGTATTCAGTCAAGGACCCTGTCGCCATGTTCGAGGGCGTGCAGGTGATGGAAATGGCCGCCTTGTCCGTCCTGAACAAGAAAAGCAAATGAGCCAAGTCACGGAACTGCTAGTCAAGATCAAGCAGCAAGGTGACGAGCAGCTCACCAGGCTTCAGGGCAGCCTGAAAGGTGTTGCACAGCAGACTGCAGCGGCAAATGTCAACTTCAAGGAAGTATCTGCAGAACTGAAGAAGATACAGAATACATCAACGCAGAGTATCAATAACCTGAAAGGGTATTCAAGTGCATGGCGCGAGATCGCCAATAGTGTTGATATAGCCAGCGACGAGTTTCGTCAGGCTACTGCTGAGGCTGATCGTCTTGATAAGAAGCTGGCTGAGATCCAAGGCAAGCAGATTGGCGGCAGGGGCGGCCGTGGCGGCATTGGAAGGGCTGCGCAGATTGCGGGCACAGTTGCAGGTGCAGGCGTCTTTGGCGGCTTTGAGGGTGGCGCTGGTGCGTTGATTGGCGGCCTTGTCGGCGGTGTCCCTGGAGCGATTGTTGGCGGTGGTATTGGTGCGCAGGTTGGTGGTGCTCGTCAAGCGCTTGGCGGGGCTGCAACTTACGCCGCTGATTTGTCAAGGCAGCAGCAAGCGCTGAGGCTTGTCACCAAGAACGCAAGTGAATATCAACGCGCTCTTGGTTTCATTGATCAAACAAGCAGAAGTCTTGCAATTCCGCAGGATATTTTGACGCGTCAGTTCACGCAGTTGACCGCTTCTGTCAAAGGTGCAGGCGGCAATGTACGTGATGCTGAGAAGGCATTCATTGGTATTGCATCTGGTATTCGCGGTACAGGCGGCAGTCTTGAACAACTCGATTCCGCATTGACTGCAACATCGCAGGTATTCAGCAAGGGTAAGGTCAGCGCTGAAGAACTTCGTCAGCAGATTGGTGAGCGCCTGCCTGGTGCATTTAGTTTATTTGCTGAGTCCATAGGGATGACGCCTCAGGAACTTGATAAAGCACTTGAGAAGGGTCAAGTTAGTTTGCTTGACTTTCAAAAATTTGTTGAAAAACTGTTCGCAAGATATGGGGAGAGCGCAAAGATTATTGCCGAAGGTCCTGATGCGGCCGGTGATCGTCTTAAAACATCCTTGGCTCGATTGCAAGAAAGCGTTGGCACACTGTTAAAACCTATAGGCGCAGATTTTCAAACAATTTTCGCGTCGATTGTTGCCGCAATTGATGCTGCAACCAGGAGACTGAATCAGTTTTTCGGGCTTGGCATGAATCGCGCAGAACAAATTGCTGATATAAATAGCAAATTATCAATTCTCAACAAAGAGTTGGCTGGATATTATAAGTTGCGTGATTCTGGTGAAGGTCGTGGCTTTCAAGAGCGTCTGATTAAGAGCCTAGAGGGACGCCGTATTCAGTTAACAGCACAACGCAATGCCCTAAAGGCCGCCGAAGATGCTATTGCGACTGGTCAACGTGAACCAGCGTCAAGGCTTCCTGGTGTCTCACCAGAAGCGGCAAAAGAGAGAAAAACAAGTGCTGAACGAGAGCAAGAAAAGATTCTACGTGACTACAATCGTGGCCTTGAACGTGGCGCAGATCTTGCCGAAAAACTGCGTCGCATGATTCGCGATGTCAACCTTGAGACTACGGGAATTGGCGAGACGGCAGAAGAAGCGATTCAACGCAAGTTTCTTGAATCATTAAATGACATCAATAATAAAGGCAAGGATTTAAATAAAACAATCAAAGAATTGCGGCAGCTAACCGGTGGCCGCGTCATGTTCGAGGGACTTGTCAATGCAAAGAAAACTGGTCTTGCTCAGCAATACATACAAGCCCTTGGTACTCAAGCCCAAAGACGTCGTGACGAAGCGCTGGGGCAGCTCAAGTTTGACGAGGCTATCTCTAAAGCTCAGTTCAGCTTTGCCGACACCACCGCGTTTGATGCAGGTGTGCAGAACTATCTGAGTGGCATTGGTCAAATTGACGATGCGTTGACTTCCTTGACCGAGAAGGGATTCAAAGGCGTCGAGGATGCAATCACTGAACTTGTCACGACTGGCACTTTCAATTTCAGAAGCTTTGCCGCGTCAATTTTGGCTGACACTGCAAGGATGATCATTCAGCAGCTTGTGCTGAAGACGATCATGCAAGCACTGGGATTCGGTGGTGGGTTCTTCAGTGGAGGATTCCTCGGCTCCACAGGCGCCATGAATATCTCTGGTGTGCCGTCTGCTGCCAACTTCGGTTTGAGCTCTCTCACAAGCGGCGGAAGCAACTTTTTCAGTGGATTTGCTGCAAGCGCCAAGGGCAATGTGTTTGGCCGCAATGGCATTCAGAAGTTTGCCAGGGGCGGCATTGTTGGTGGTCCCACGATCTTCCCGTTTGCCAATGGCATTGGGTTGATGGGTGAAGCTGGTCCTGAGGCAATCATGCCCCTGCGGCGTGGACGTGATGGACGGCTGGGTGTTGAGTCTGCTGGCGGCGGCGTGAATGTGACAGTCAATGTTGATGCTGGTGGCAGCCAAGTCGAGGGCGATGGACCCAATGCAAATCAATTGGGTAGAGTGATCGGGGCTGCGGTACAGGCCGAAATCGTCAAGCAGCAACGCCCTGGTGGCCTGCTCTCTGGTACTCGCTGATGGCTACGTTCAACGACGCGACAGTAGGAACGAGCGCAGGCGGAACAACGCCTGACTTTGGATCTGCTCGCAGGAGCGCACCAATTGTCAGGACTGTTCAGTTTGGTGATGGTTATCAGCAACGGTTGAAATATGGCTTGAACCAGAACCCCAAGGAATGGGATCTGCGCTGGACTGCCAAGTCAACGGCTGATGCGGATGCGATTGAGGCATTCTTTGATGCACGTGCGGCTGACAACGCTGCGTTTGACTGGACACCTCTGGATGACAGCACGGCGTACAAATGGATCTGCAGTGAATGGAATCGCGAGTTCAATTACGCGAACGTGCATACCATTACTGCAGTTTTCAAGCAGGTGTTTGAACCGTAATGGCCTACGCAGCTTGGCAAGCCAGCACCGCCTACGTCGTCGGTGACATCGTTCGCGCCACGACCACGCAGGCCAGCGGGCTGGTGTTCCGCTGCACGGCCGCTGGCACCAGCGCTAGCACGCAACCGGCATGGCCGACCGATATCGGCAGCACCATCGTTGATGGCGGCGTCACATGGGCAGCGATCAGCAGCGTCTACGAAGAGCTGGCTGTTCTGGGTCCAAACGCAATCATCGAGCTGTTCGAGCTGCAGCTTGACACCACGCTGCACGGCAGCAGCGACACCTACCGCTGGCACAACGGCTGCAACGCCAACGTCACTGGCAACATTGTCTGGAACGGCAACGCCTACATTCGCTTGCCCGTCAAGGCCGAAGGTTTTGAATACACTAACACCGGCACGCTACCCCGCCCCACGCTGACCATCAGCAACTTGGACGGCACGATGACCACACTGCTGTTGCTGGTTAACGCCACTACGCCCGGTAACGACCTCGGTGGCGCCACGGTCAAGCGGATCCGCACCCTTAAGAAATACCTTGACGGCGAGGCTGCTGCCGATCCTCACGCCAAATTCCCCGACGAAATCTGGTACGTGGATCGCAAGGCAAGCGAAAACCGCGACTCGGTGAGCTTTGAGCTGGCCAGCAAATTTGATCTCGCTGGCGTGATGATTCCAAAGCGCCAAATCATTGCCAACATCTGCCAGTGGAAATACCGCAGCACCGAATGCGGCTACACCGGCAGCATTTACTTTGACGCGAACGATAACAACGTGGACACGCTGGCGGCGGATGTATGCGGCAAGCGTATTTCAAGCTGTAATCAACGATTCGGTCAGTTAGTCCGGAAGGGTACAGTAGCCGCTGGAAGCAATCAGCTTGTTTTAACTGGCACCGTATTTGCAGTAGAAATTGGCGCACCAATTAAGGGATTTGGCGTGCCATCTGGCACTACAGTTAGCAGTATTGTTGACACAACTGTGACCATGAGTGCTAATGCAACAGCAACCACATCAATTACAAAATCGGGGACTATTCAAGGCAATCGCGTTGATCTTATTGTTAGCGATACAGCAGGACTAGCAATAGGCATGAAAGTAAGCGGACCAAACGTGCCGTCAAATGCAACAATTCTTTCAATAGCTGGTACGACTTTAACGCTTGGTCAGCCTTGGGATTTATGGGATACATTGGTGCTTGTAGATACAAGATCTGGAAGATTGGTTCCTCAGTACACACGAGTAGAAGTTTACAATCGAGATTATTACGGTACTGATGAAAATGGCAATGAGATTTTTAGTGATTACTATCCCGTCGGGCATGAAACCCGTTTAGAGCCTTTCACAAATCAGCTAGACGTAACCGATGAAACATCTCTTGCCGTTGATCAATATGTCACTGGTCCCGGTATTCCAAAAAGTGCAAAGGCGCAAATCTCATCAATGGATGGCACGACATTGTTTTTGAATTTTTCAACTGGCAATTCTGGCGATACATACAACAATTATGAGTTCTATCAAGTTCCCGCATTTGCTTCACACAATTATTCTTTTACAGCACCAGATCAAAACTACACATTTAGGAGTGCTTCTGTTCTGCCGTTTGGCTCGTTCCCGAGTGCAGGTTTGACCCAATGAAGTTGTCCGAATCCGTACAGGCTGCTGCACTGGAACACGCCAAGGCCGAATTTCCACGTGAAGCCTGTGGGCTGGTGGCGGTGGTCAAAGGTCGCAAGCGGTATTTCCCCTGCCGCAATATGGCCAAAACCCCAGATGAACATTTTGTGCTGGACCCCGCCGATTATGTCGCCGCCGAAGAACAAGGCGAAATTGTGGCGGTGGTGCATAGCCACCCGAAGACCAATCCAGCACCATCACAAGCCGACCGCGTTGCCTGCGAAAAATCCGGCTTGCCGTGGCACATCGTCAATCCCCAAACCGAACAGTGGGGCTATTGCGAGCCAGAAGGCTTTGAACTGCCCTACGTGGGGCGCGAGTTCGTGTTTGGCGTAGTGGACTGCTACACGCTCTGCAGGGACTGGTACAACCGCGAATTTGGGCTGAACCTCCGCGACTACGACCGCCGCGACGAGTTCTGGTTACGGGGTGAGAATTTATACCTAGACAACTTCGCCAAGGAAGGCTTCTATCCCATCCCACCGGAGGAGCTGCAATATGGCGATGCAATCCTCATGCAACTGCAGTCGCCCCTGCCCAACCACGCCGCCATCTACCTAAGTGACCAACTGATCATCCACCATCTCCAGGGACGTCTCAGTAGCCGCGACATCTATGGCGGCTATTATTTGAAAAGCACCGCCCGAGTCCTGCGTCATGAAAGTCGTTAAGGTCTACGGCGCACTCCGCAAAAAGCTGGGTCAGTGCCGTTTCCAATTTGAGGCTGACACCCCAGCACAGGCGCTCAAGGCATTGTGCGTCAACTTTCCTGGTCTTGAAAAATGGCTGATTGATAGCGAACAAAACGGCGTCAGCTATCGCATCACGCTTGGCAGGGAAAAGGTCACCGAACACAATGCAGAGCTGATCGTATGTCCATGGAGTGAGCGTGAAGTATTCAGCATCACACCCGTGTTAACTGGAGCTGGCGGTGGAGTAGGACAAATCTTTGCGGGTATCGGTTTGGTGGCGCTGGCGATTATTGCTGGTCCTGTTGCCGGTGGTTTTCTTGGTCTTGGTGCATCTGCATTTGGTACTACTGCTGGTGTTGCTGGCGCAGCAGTCACAAGTGGTTTTGTTTTGGGTTCTTCGGCTGCACTGGCAATCGGCGGCATTGGTGCTGCGTTAATTTTGGGAGGCATTGCTCAAGCCCTTTCTCCTTCCGCATTTAATTCTGCCGCCACATTTGAACGGGGACGTGATGCCGCAAAATTTGAATCCTTCACATTCTCCGGTATCGTCAACACTGAAAAACAAGGCTTGCCTGTGCCTGTTATTTATGGCCGGTGCTTCACCGGATCGTCCGTGATCTCGGTTGGCATCGACGTTGATCAACTGATATGAAACGAATTGCTGGTGCTGGTGGTGGCGGCGGTGGCGGTTGCTTTCTAGGGCATACGCTCGTCAATGTTCCAGGCGGCCAACGCCGGATTGATGAACTGCAGGCTGGCGATCTGGTCCTGAGCTTTGATCACACCGGCGAAGTTCACGAAGCCAAGATCCTTAAGGTTCACGAACACGAAAATGAGCGCGTCATCCGCTACAAGCTTTGGGGCGGACAGCATCTTGATGCCACCCCGAACCACTGGGTTCTCAACCAGTTCAATGCCTTCGTCGAAATCGACACGCTGGGCAGCGACGACTGCCTCGTTGATGCC